GCACGCAGGGGGCAGTATTGCAAAAAAATTTTTTATAAATCGTATACCCCTGAACCTACTGATAAATCTGCAAATTAAGACTAATTTTTCTTTCCCTCTACGCTTATAGATAACGTTGGAGTGTTTAAATTAATTGTCTCTTCACTTTCTCCAAGAACTTTGCCTAACGAATCCAATATCTGAGCAGCAGTTTGAAGCTGACCTCTCTTCATAGCCTTATTAAAAAGCCTCATTCTCATCCCCTGGAGTCGTGCAATCATCTTTTCTCTATCCTTTTCCCAATCTTCATCGTTCCATTCCTTTACCTGTCTCCAATCTCTCCACGCTGTTTCAACTCCAATGTTCTCTTTGGAAGCGTGATCGTGAACTAATTGTCTAGTTGTTAAACCTTCAAGCTGACGGTTATACAATCTCTGCCTTCTTGCTTCGATAACTGCATCTGGATTTCTTTTTCCACAGACCTTACCACCCATAGGTGCATTTGGACTGTCTACATCTGGTCGATAGTATGCTTGAGCCACGGACTAAATAAATACTAATACTTGAATAATAACCTTAAAAACATCGTTTAGTCGACTAAAACACGGAAATTTGTTCATATTTAAGCTATTCTTTACTACATGAGTACAAAAACAGCCGAAAATCTATCACTTAGATGGGCACAGGGGGAGGTGTTCAATGCGAAACAAAGATTTAGAGTCCTAGTAGCTGGTAGAAGATTCGGAAAATCATATTTATCCTGCATAGAACTACTAAAAGCAGCAATAGACCGCCCTGGCGAAACCTATTTCTACTGTGCTCCCACCTATCGCATGGCAAAAGACATCGCATGGAAAGAAATAAAGAAACTAATCCCACCAGAATGGATACAATCCAAAAACGAAACCGACCTCAAAATCGAACTAATCAATGGCTCGCTAATCGAACTCAAAGGAACTGAAAACGCAACAACCCTGCGTGGCCGAAGCCTTGCTGGAGTAGTACTTGACGAGGCAGCGTTCATGGATTCCGATGTCTGGTTCCAAGTAATCAGACCAGCCCTCGCAGATAAACAAGGTTGGGCACTCTTCATTTCTACACCAGACGGCACAGCCTCATGGTTCTACGATTTATGGTGCTACGTCCCTGAAGATGAAACAGGTGATTGGAAACGCTGGAGCTTTACAACAATAGACGGGGGTAATGTTCCAGAAGAAGAAGTCGAAGCAGCAAAGGCCCAACTAGATAGCAGAACATTTAAGCAGGAGTTCGAGGCAAGTTTTGAGAATCTCACTGGTCTCGTTGCAGTCTCCTTTTCAGATTCCAACATTTCTACCGATGCGGAGGATATATCCATCGCTCCACTCTTACTAGGAGTCGATTTTAACGTAGATCCACTTTGCGGAATCTGTGCTGTCCGCCACAGAGACATCCTCTACGTCTTTGATGAAATAATTATGACGGGAGGTGCAACAACCTGGGATTTTGCAGAAGAAGTAACTCACCGATACGGAGTAGATAGAAGAGTAATTGCTTGCCCCGACCCTACAGGTGCAGCCCGAAAAACATCAGGAGTAGGCTCAACGGACCACACTATCCTACGCAGAAGTGGATTCACAGTATCTTCCCCACGATCACCCTGGAAAATACGAGATAAAATAACATCCGTAAACACAGCATTATTTGATGCAGCAGGAGAAAGGCGAACTTTAATACATCCAAGGTGTAAAGAATTGATAAAATCGCTGAGAACCCTTACTTACGCTCCAAATACAGGGATGCCAAATAAAAACTTAGGGGTTGACCACGCATTTGACGCTTTCGGATACCTATGTCTCCAGCAATTTAACCTTGCAAAACCAGAGACATTAGGCCAAACTTCGTTTAGAATATACTAAGAAACACTTTTTATTATGCCTGGACATTACGGTTCAATGAAACCCAAAGGTAAAAAGAAGAAGAAAAAGAAAGGAGCCAAGAAACGTGGCGAATGTTCCTGTAAATAAAGCGTTATACTCTAGGGTAAAGTCAGAAGCTAAACGCAAGTTTGCTGTTTACCCTTCTGCTTACGCTAACGCATGGCTTGTACGAGAGTATAAGAAGCGTGGTGGCACTTATCGCACAGGAACTAAGAAACGTGGCAAGAAGTAGCGGTGGTCTAACCCGTTGGTTCAAGGAAAAATGGGTAGATGTCAAAACTGGCAAGCCTTGTGGTCGTTCAAAAGGCGAAAAACGAGGCTATCCTGCCTGTAGACCCAGTAAACGTGTCTCAAGTAAGACACCTAAGACTACTGGAGAGATGTCAAGTGCTGAAAAAGCACGATTTAAACGTGAAAAAACAGGTAGTAAGAAGATAACTTATCAACATAGACGAAAAAAGAAGAAAAAATAACTGTAAAAAACGCAGTTTCAGGGTAATATAGTCATATATATACTTTTTTCCTTTGGATCATGGCATTTTTTAGTGGAGAGGAGGGTTCTGTTAAATTTTCTAAAGATGGATCAGAAGCTCTTGCAACAGTTATTTCAACAACAGGTTGGTCACTTGATATAACAAAAGATACTCTAGATTGCACTGCTCATGGTGATAATTCTAGAAAATACATTGGAGGTCTAATTTCTGGATCTGGTAGTATTGATTTTTTATATACTGCTGCTACTGCCACTGACGCAACAGGTGAAATACTAAGGGATGTATTACAATCAGGTGATCCAGCAGATGCACAATTTGAGTTATTTCTTAATGGTTCTAATAAAGTAACTTTTAATGGCATTATTACAGGAACAAGTTTAACTGCAACAACAGGTGATCTTGAGACTGTAAATGTAAGTTTTCAAACTAATGGTGATATTAACGGTAATGACTTGTAATGCCAAAAAGTTCTTATTCAGGTAAACAACGTAAATTAGCTAGGGTTGCCCCACCAAGGGATAAGATTACTGGTGCTGATTTTAAAAAACTTAAAGCCAAACGAAAAAAGAAAAAAAAGTGAAACTTACCACTCGCCAAAAAAACTTATTAGAAAAACATTCTGAGCATCATAGCGATAGGCATATGGCGTTTATGAAAAGGCGAATGAGAGCAGGAGATACTTTTACTCAAGCTCATAAAAAAGCACAAGCAAAGGTGGGTAAATAATGGCTAAACGTAAACAAGTAAATTTAAGTGTAGGAAGAGGGGAAAAGTCTAAAACAGGTGGACTTACTGCAAAAGGTCGTGCAAAGTATAACCGTGCAACAGGTAGTAATCTAAAAGCACCAGTAACAGGAAAAGTAAAACCTGGTAGTAAAGCAGCTAAAAGAAGAGCATCTTTCTGTGCAAGGATGTCTGGTATGCCTGGACCAATGAAAGATAGTAAAGGCAGACCTACAAGAAAAGCGTTAGCTTTAAAGAAATGGAGGTGTCGTTAGATGACATACGCTGTACCTGGTCCAATCCGAACAAACATTGTCTCATCTACTTCTGTAGGTGGGATAGACAGCCCTTTTACTCGCACGAGGGCTGTCCTAGATATGATGAAAAGTTGGGAAATAATGAAAGCTGTAAGCGAAGGCACAGATTATTTAAGACAAAACAGTGAAGCATTTTTACCCCTAGAGCCAAGAGAAGATTTTGACGCTTACCTTGCAAGAGTAAATAGAGCAGTATTTAGTCCATTTACACAAAGATTAATAAGAGCAGCAGCAGGATTAGTGCTTCGCAAACCAATAACACTGACAGGCGATCCATACTGGACAGAAATGTTCAAAATGGATGTAGATGGCTGTAAATCAGACCTAGACGAATACGCACGAAGAATATTAATGTGTTCTCTTACATACGGCCAAAGTCATATTCTCGTAGACTACCCTGCACCATCAGGAGCAGTAAGTCTTGCAGAAGAACGTCAACAAAACCGCAGACCATATTGGATCGAAGTAGACCCAACAAATCTCTACGGCTGGAGACTAGATAGAGAGTCAAATTACGGAAACCTGATACAGGTAAGAATAGGCGAAAAGGCTGTATTACCCGATGGACAGTTTGGCGAAAAAGTATTCGACCAGATAAGAGTAATAGAACCAGGCAAATATAGGGTATTTCGTAAGAAAGAACAAATTGAAGAGATGTATGACGTTGCAGATAACAGCGTTACTGGTGATTTTGAGATGGGATCAGCAGATAAAGATTACAAACAAGTTGAAACTGGCAGTTTTTCTCTTGGTGAAATACCTTTAGTTACTATTTATTCTGGAAAAACTGATAATTTAGTTAGTAAACCACCTTTACTTGATATTGCATATCTAAATCTTGCACATTTCCAAAGACAGGCTGATTTAATTCATAGTTTGCACGTTGCTTCACAACCACTATTGGTTATGGAAGGTTATGACGATCAGACTAAAGACCTTGCTATATCTGTAAACTATGCAATGGCAACACAACCTGGCAATAAAATCTATTATGTAGAACCAGCTTCTAGTGCTTTTGATGCTCAATCTGCTGAAATAAAGGAACTACAGATGCAGATGGCAACACTCGGAATCAGTACATTATCACAACAGAAATTTGTAGCAGAATCAGCAGATGCTCGCAGACTAGATCGTGTGGATACAAACTCCATGCTTGCAATGGTTTCCATGGAACTAGAGCAAAAGCTACAAAAAGCCTTCAATCTCTCAGCCGAGTATGTTGGAATCGAACCACCTGAAGTAAAAATCAGTAGAGATTTTGATATTGAAAGATTAATCGGACAAGATATTACAGCTTTAACCTCATTATTCGATCAACAAGTCATTGATAGAGAGGAATTTAGAGATATTTTGGTACAAGGTGAAGTTTTACCAACAGCAAACGA